CAGGAGCAACAAAAAGATGGCAAAATATAGCAAACGATAGCAAACGCATAAAACCGATAGCAAACATAGCTGTAAGTGTTAATGATAGTGTTAATGTAAATGTAAAAGATATATATAGGAGCTTCGCTCATTTGTCTATTTCAGAAGACGAAGTAAAAAAGTTATTAGATAAACATACAATTACACAAATAAACAACGTACTAAACGACATTGAAAACTACAAGCAAAATACTAAATATAAAAGTTTATATTTAACAGCCGTTAAGTGGCTACAGAAAAACGAACCAACAACCGAAGGTATTTCACCTGAAGAAATAAAAGCAAGAAAATATGGATATATTAACTAACGGTTCAGCACTTGACTATTTATTGAACTACAGAGACGGTAAAATAAAACACGGTTTAGAACTTGGAAACGGACTTGATGACTATTTAAAATTTAAACGTAAACAAGTAAACATAATTTTAGGACACGACAACGTTGGTAAAACTTACTTTATAAATTGGTATTTTTTAGCACTTGCATTAAAGCACAAATTAAAGTTTATAATCTGGAGCGGAGAAAATCAACACGGACAAATTTTGCGAGACTTAATACAAATGTACGCAGGTATAAATTTCAAACAATTAACCCACGATGAAATAAGAAAATATTCAGCATATTTAGAACAATATTTTACATTTGTAAAAAACGACCGCCTGTACAAACACGAAGAATTATTTAAAATATTTGAACAAAGCGAATGTGATGTAGCACTTATAGACCCATTTACAGGACTTGACCGCAATATGACATACGAAGGTAACTACCAATTTATGAACGCAGCACGACAATTTGTAAACAAAACAGGAATGACAATTTACATAAACACGCACCCGAATACTGAAAGCGGAAGGAGTTCAAATATTTATACTGAAGGAGACTTTAAAGGACATTTAAAAGCACCGTTAAAAGACCACGTGGAAGGTGGCAAAGCATTTACAAACCGTTGCGACGATATGATAGTAGTTCACAGACTAATAAAACACGATGTAATGAAATTTGTAACTTGGGTTTCTACTGAAAAAATTAAAGACGTAGACACAGGCGGAAAACACACTGGACTAAACGACCCTGTTTATTGCGAATACAATTACGGTTTAGGTTTTAAAGTTTACGGAAAAGACGTAATTTCCGAATTTAGACCAACAACAAAAACTAACTTAAATATTTTTTAAAATGGAACTTGACTTATTGAGCAGTAGAATTAACCTTAACCACACTTGTTTAAAATTACAAGTAAGCATTAAAGACATAAAAACGAAACATCCAAACCGCACAGATTTAATAAGTTCAATGGAGCAAAGTTTACACGAAATAAAAAAAGCAATGGTTGTTTACCAAACGTTAGAAAAAGAGTTTAGAGTTGCAAGGCAAATTAACTTTGACCTTCAGCGTATAAATTTAGAATTAAAACAGGATGTAAAAGATTTAAAAAAAATTATAGAATTTAACAACGCGGAACTTTGAAAACACGAACTAAAAAATGTTTTAACTGCAAAGAAGAATTTACACCGTTCAGCACCTTACAAAAGTTTTGTTTAAAAAACGAATGTATAAAAGCAATGGTTGAAACGCAAAAGTTAAAGGAATGGAACAAGAAGAAAAAGAAGTTAGTTGAGAACTTAAAAACTGCAAACGATTATTTAAAAATAGCGCAACAGGTGTTTAATAAATTTATTCGTGTTCGTGACGCTGGACTAAATTGTATATCTTGTAACAAACCGTGTAAAAAAGAAAACGCTGGACATTATTATTCGCAAGGTGGGCACTCAAACGTAAGGTTTAACGAAGACAACGTACACTTGCAATGCGAAGCCTGTAACACTTATTTAAGCGGTAACCTACTCAACTATCAAATAGGTATAGAAAAACGAATAGGAGCGCAAAGATTAATGGAGCTTCAGGCGAAAGCACACGATGTAAAAAAATGGACAAAAGACGAATTAAAAGAATTAATAGAAATTTATAAAAATAAATTAAAAAAATAGTTGTTTATTAAATAACTTTATTTATATTTGCATATATTATTAACTTAAATTATTTAACTATGAAACATTTATTTAAAAGTTTAGCAGCGTTCCAACAAGAAGTACCTGTTATTCACAAAGCAACACAAGGTTACGGTTACACCTATGCAGACTTGCCGAAAATTTTTGAAGTAATTAACCCATTACTAAAAAAGCACGGTTTAGGGTTTACACAATTACTTAATTCAAAGGATGGCGAAAACTATTTAGCAACTATTTTATTTCATATTGAAAGCGGTGAAAGTTTAGAAAGCAATACTTTAATTCCACAGGTTGAATTAAAACAAATGAATTTATACCAAAGTTTTGGAAGCGGTTGCACCTATTTTCGTAGGTACTGTTTGAGTTCGATTTTGGGTATTGTTTCGGACAAAGACACAGATGCTTCTGGAGAACAAGTAAAACACGAAACTAAAAAATTAACGTTAACAAACGAGCGGTTTCAAAAAGCAATTGATGCAATTAGTAAGGGTGAATTTACTACTGAACAATTAATAGGTCTTTATGATTTAACACCTGCACAATTAAAAACGTTAGAAGTATGAAAATACGTTGTTCAGCATTGGGGCGGTTAATGACCGCTCCACGCACCAAGACCGAAACATTAAGTAAAACAGCAAAGAGTTACATACAAGAACTTGTTTTAGAACACAAATACGGAATTAAAAAAGAGTTTAGTTCACGTTACACCGACAAAGGTTTACAATGTGAAGACAAAGCCATTAGTTTAGTAAACGATGTTTTAGGTTTAGGGTTTATATTTAAGAACGAAGAACATTTTAATAACGAATGGATAACAGGAACACCCGACGTAAACACGAATGATGTTTTACTCGATATAAAATGTAGTTACGAAGCACACACGTTTCCGTTCTTTGAAGACGAAATACCTACTAAAGATTATTACTATCAATTACAGGGTTATATGTGGTTAACAGGCAAGACCGAAGCACTACTTTGTTATTGTTTAGTAAACACTCCGATAGAAATAGTTGAAGACGAAATACGCAGGGAGCATTGGAAACAATTTAAAATTGACGAAGACGCAGAGCTGCGAGAATATGTAGAAAAAAAGCATAACTTCGACCACCTTCCAGAACAAACAAAAGTAAAAGTCTTTAAAATTGAACGTGATGAAACTGTAATTTGGGAAATACAAACAAAGGTTGAAGAAGCAAGAATTTATTTTAACAGTTTAATCGAAACAATATGAATTTAAATAGTTGTTGTAATTGTGGTTATATAGGAAAATTAGAAAATCATCACGTTGTGCCTAAAGTTATGGGTGGTAATTTTACAGTTCCATTATGTGTAAAATGTCACGGTTTAGTTCACGGAAAAGATTTTGTAAAGTCTCGAAATTTACAAGCTATAGGAATACAAAAAGCTAAACTTAAGGGAGTTTATAAAAACAATGGAGCAAACAGGAAACCAGAAACATTTGAAAATTGGATTAAAAAAAAATTAATAAAAGAAATATGTGTATATAGAATTAATACTAATTATTCATATAGAGATATTGCAGAAGCAATTCCTTGTTCAATAGGCACAATACAAAAAGTTTATAATTTAATTTCAGATGAAGTAGCTAATGCTATTGCAAAAGACCAAACAATGGATATTAAAAAGATGTTAAAAAACGAAATTTTAATAAAAAGATATCAGAAAAAAATTAACAGTTTAATTGAAACAATATGAAAGCAATACTTGAATTTAATTTGCCTGAAGACAAAGAAGATTTTGACTTTGCAAACAACGGAATTAATTATTATTCAGCATTGTGTGAGTTTGACAATTGGTTAAGGAGCGAATACAAATACAACGGCAACGAACCAATGTTTGAAGTAAGGAAAAAACTAAACGAATTTATTAACGAAAACAACGTGAAAATATGAAAGAAAAAGCAATAGCAATTATTATTTGGATAGCAATTTATGGTTTTGCTG